CCAGTACCCGCACAACTACAAGATAGCAACAATGCTAACTGGGGACAAAGTAATATGAATTTTATGGAAGCAGGTGGTATTAATGCAGCTAAAAATTTAATGGGTGGAAATATGGAAGGAACTGGTAATGAAATAAAGAATTTAGTTAATCAACTTAAAGATAATCCTTTAGTTGAAAATTACTTTTCAGCACAGGCAATTAGTGCTGTTGGAGGTAATGTTAGTGCTGCTGATGTATTAGCAAGAGGATCAGGTCAAGTATTGAATCCAAATATGGAGTTACTATTTAAAGGGCCAACTATTAGAAATTTTAGTTTTACTTTTAAGTTTACACCAAGATTTCAAAAAGAAGCACAAACTGTAAGAACTATAATTAAAGCATTCAAAAGAAATATGGCTCCAGAAGGTTCTGGTGCTGCTATGATCAAAACACCAAAAGTTTTTGAAATTCAATATCTTGGAAAAGCAGCAGATTATTTGAATAGAATTAAATTATGTGCATTAAAATCATGTAATGTTAATTACACCGCAGATGGAACTTGGGCAACATATAATGATGGTTCACCAATATCTATGAGTATGTCTTTAAGTTTTACAGAACTTACACCAGTTTATAATGAAGATTATAAAGCATATGATGATCATTCAGATGGAGTTGGATACTAATGGGATATTTTAGAGAGTTACCAGATTTAGCATATCAGAATTTTTTATCTGATAGTATTTCATCTCAAAGTTATATTGAAGTTAAAAACCTTTTTAGAAGGAATAGAGTACGTCCTGATTTAGAGAATGTATTTACAGTCTTTGATAAGTATGAGATTCGAGAAGGTGCAAGACCTGATACTATTGCAGAGGAATTGTATGGTGATGCTAAATTAGACTGGGTTGTTTTATTAACTGCAGGAATTTTAAATGTTAGAGATGATTGGCCCTTAACCAATCAGGAAATATATAATTTTGCTGTAAATAAGTATGGTTTAGATAGTATAAATGCTGCTCGTCACTATGAAACAAAAGAAATTAGAGATGGAGAAGGAAGATTAATTCTTCCTAAAGGTCAAAGAGTTGATAGTAATTTTTCAGTTACTTACTATTATAATAATCAATACATAACACCTCTTTCTGTAGATACTATACAAGGTATTAGTAATTTTGAATATGAACTAAGAAAAAATATTGAAAAGACTTCTATATACATTCTTAAAAAACGTTATCTCAATCAATTCCGTAATGATATGAGAGATATAATGATAGTTCAAAGATCGTCATCACGTGTTAGTGATAAGTTAAGTAAAACGGAAAACACTAGAGTTACAACAGCATAAAAAAAGGGGTCGTGAGACCCCTTTATTATTGTTTATTCTGATGCGAGTTTCGCAAAGTATGATAGTGTATCATCCTCCGCTTCTTCATCAGGAGCTCCAACACTTACTGGTGCGGGAGTTGAAGAAACTGCGTCAGCAACAACTTGTTCTGCCTTGTTTAGGCCTTCACTTAAGTCTTCTAAGTCTTCATCGAATGTAGGACGTGCAGAAGTCTTGTTACCTAATACGTAACCTAGACGCTTCTTCAAATCTTCATATGATTTGAATTGATCAGCACCTACAAATTCTTGAAGTGATGATTGCTTCTTCCATAACCCTTCCATTGCTTCATCATCGTCTAATAATGGACTTTGAGCAGCGAACTCGGAAGAATCATAGTTTCTGTAACCTGCAACGTTCTTAGCCTTCAATTTGAAGTTAGCACCTTGCCAGAAATCAAATGGATCAATTGCTTCCTCATCTTCAAACTCAGGTTGCATTGCTGCAGTTAGTTTATCAAAGATCTTCTTACCATATTTGAATAAGAAAGTCTTACCTTCGTTCTCAGGATTAGCAGGATCCTTCACAACATAGATGTTACTAATATAAGTGAGTTTACGTTTCTGTTTTCTTGCAGTATCTTTACCTGCGTCTGTTCCATTGTTCCAGAGTTGGGTATTGTACTCAGAAACAGGATCTTTTTGACCAAGAGTAGTCAAACTGTTTTCGATATACCAACCACCAGGCCCTTGGAAGGCATGAGAGTATAGTTTTACGAATGGTAGATCCTCACCTTCTGGTGCAGGTAGAAATCTAATAACAGCATAACCGTTACCTGATTTATCTACGTCTAATTTCCAAAGACGGTCATCGCCTGATGCACCGTTGTTATTCATTTTCTCAACTTCTTTAACTAACTTTGCAGTTAATGAGCCAAGTTTGGATTGTTTTTTTAAGTCTGCGAAAGACATAATTGGATACCTCGGATTAATTTGGATTAATTTGGATGTTTAGATTATACCATACATTGACTTAAATGTCAAGATGGTCTTTCATTTTTTGAATGGTTTTATCCATTCCCTTAAATAATGAGATCATATCAGTACCTTCTGGGAAACCCAACAAGGTAATTGATTTTTCTAAATTCTGTTTCATCTCTTTAGCTGCAGGATCATCACACAAAGATAACCTTGTGTACATGACCTTTTGCTTTTCAAGTAAAGAACTTAGTTTTTCAACGTGTTCCATCTTTTCCTCATCGGGCATTGCATTAAAATTCATCAATGTACCAAAAACTTCTTTTTGAAGTTTATTGATTTCTTGTAGTTCTTCACGAACCATTTCTGATTGGAAAAATTCACTCATTGATGATATCTCTTAATACGTTTTTATAATGGAATACATTAATATTTATAAAGGGAATGTATTTTTTTATCTTTAAACTGACGGATTCCCACACTGGATCTTTTAGTTTCTTATCAAAGTTTTTTGCGAAAGAAAAGACTTTTTCCAGTATCGTAAGCGTTTCTAAACTTATCTCTCCACCCAGATACTTTTTTAGTAATGGTGGATGGCCCTTCGAGCAATCGAATACTTCTTCTAAGTTGTTTTCGTATATCAATTTCTCTACTTGTTCTTTGAATAAGTAAGTCAAACTCTGTTTGCGTCTTTTCCAATCTGCGTAGTTTCTTTCTCCAGAATTGATAATTTCTCCAATCCATAAGTTTTGTGGGTTATCGGTTGTTACAAAGTTTGCTAATAAGAAGTTTACGACTTCTTCGTCAGAGTATTTTCTGGATGTCTTTTCAAACCAGTATTTGTCTTTTCTTTTGTTAAAGGCACTCATTGTAGCCCTTGACTTACCACCATATTTTATAAAGTCATACTTAGGGTTAGTAAAATGACTTTTCATTGAAAGATAAGTTTGGTAAGTTTCAAATGGTGTCACTTTCATTTAATCTCAAGTTCAATTCCATTAAACATTCTAAAATCTCCTATTTTACCAGAAGGAAACGCATTAATAACTAAGGTATGTCTATCATTAAAATCTCTACTTGGTTTTACCTCATGATATAAACATGATGGGAATAAAACCAACTTACCTGCTTTTGCACGTATTTTATGAGAAATTTGTTTAGACTCTAAAAGATGCCGAACAGTCACTAATGGATGATCTGCCTCTTGCCATATGCTGTTATGATATAGTGTAGTACCTGTATTTGAATTTGTCAAATAAAAGATACCACTTATATAAGAGTTCGTGTGAAAGTGCTTAAATTGATGTGTATTATATCTAGCTGCCGTTCCCCAACATTGAGTAATAGTAAATTTATCACACTGTAGATTTCTTACTATTTTTAGTTCATTTAAACATTCATAAAGCCAAGCAGTAACATCAGCATATTCTGGTCTAAGATGTAAACGAAGATCTTTCGTCATCCCTGTAGCTTCATAACCCTGTGAATTGAGTTGTTTTTCTAGAAGTTCTTCTTTTTTGACTAATTCTAATGTGCTGTTAAGAAGAGTTTGATCTGCTTCAAACTCATATATGGTTTGAGGTAATACTTCAATCTGTTTCATCTTCTACACTTTCTAAGTGTTCAATTGCATCAACAGGTACTTCATTTTCACCGATACGATACCAGTGTTCCATTTCTCCTGATTTCCAACTTTTACGTTCTCCAATATATTCAAGGTCGGGAAAACTGTGCTCCCTAAGCATTGCTTGAAGACGATAATGTGTTAATTCAACTTTACTAGGCATTACAAAGGTAATTTAGCTCTTGATGTTTTTTTCATGAAATTAAGTTCCTGTGCATCCCACTTCAATTTCTCTTTGAGTGGTTTAGAAACTAACTTTGTTACTGATTCTATCTCAAGTCCATTGATTTCGCAATAGTAACATATTGCATCAATATAATTCATATCTTCTTTAGATACTATTGACTCAATTTCCATTGCAAATTTAGCGGGAGTAAGAAACTTCTTCTCCATTACTTGCTCAAGTTCTTTGTTCGGTTCCATAGATTTCCAGTTTATCTCTAACAAACTTTCTAATATATTTGTCGAGAAGTTTGATGTACTTTGCTTTGTTGTACTCTTCATAAACTACACATTCTCCATTTTCACAAGCCATAATGATGACTAATTTTTTAATTGATATATTTTTTAATTCATACAACATACAACCGTATGCCATTGCTTGGACAAAATAATGTTCTATCCATTCCCTTGGCTTTGGTTTCTTAGATGTTTTAAAATCTATTATTGATAACTCTCCATCATATTCTGCAATACAATCAACAGTTCCAGCGATACCCAGTTGTTTACTATATAGGGCACCTTCAAGGGAGTGAATATTATCTATTTTGTTGAGTTCCCCCTTTGAGATTTTAAATAAAAAATCAGAAATAGGAGGAACCTCTGGAAGTACTTGATCGTTCTTTAGATAATGTTCCGTGAGTGTGTGCATATCAGTTCCACGGGTTGTGGCCGCTTTCGTGATACGATCTGCCTCTTCATTACCTACCTTCTTTCTCCAATTAACAAAGATTTCTTTATTAAAGTGGCTAGTTACGGAAGTAATCGAAACAAGTCTAAGTAACTCATCTTCGTCTGGTACTGAGTAATAACGAACTCCATCAATAGTCTCCCTAGAAAGTTTAGGGAGATTCAAATCAACATGTTTAAACATTACATACCCATCTCAAGTTTAGCAATAATATACTCCTTCACGAGTCCAGAACGAATGATATCATCAATTCCAAATTCTATTATATCAAAAGAGTTCATTTTACGCAAGATGTTCATAAAGTCCACTATACCGTTTCTTTCATTAGTTTTAAGTAAATCAGATTGTCTAGCATCCCCACAGAAACATATCTTACTATTTTCTCCTACTCTGGTAATAATACTATCGAGTTCATGGAAATTGAGATTCTGAAATTCATCTACAATTATAATAGCATTATCGAGTGTAGTTCCTCTTAAAAACGAGGTACTCCAGAATTTAACTGTATCCTGTGCTTTTAGATTTCCATAAAGCATCTCAAAATCAGCATCAGAGTTCATTTCGAACATATACTTTACCATGTGCTTATAAGGCACTTGATAGATGTCTGATTTATCTTCGTAATCACCTGGTAAAAATCCAATCTCTCTTGTAGATACTAATGATCTTACAATATAGATTCTTTCATAAGGAGTTCTGTCGTTTAAAACGTCCTTTAGAGCATTGAAGAGAGTAACGAAAGTTTTTCCTGTCCCAGCTGCTCCATAGGCAACGAGGTGTTTTCCTTCTTTATAGGAATCAAATAGTCTTTTCTGATTTTCAGTAAGAGGTTGGATATCAATCAAATAATCAGCACTCAGAGGTTTTTTCCTCTTCATCTGTTTACCAGTCATCCCCACACCAATAGGTTGATCCCCAGAGGTTTTTCTTTTACGGGCCATGTTATAGTTTCAAATTACGGGCACCTGGTGCTTTGGATGCTTTCTGCAGAACTTCATTCCAGCCAGGTTTTGTTTTACGTAGTTTATCTCTCCAGTCTCCCACTTCTGCAGCCATCGGACATGTTGATGGGTCAGAGTAGTCTCTACTCCACTCAGGATTATCAGCACACCACTGATCCCAGTCATGTACACTCATCGTGACTTCTCTCTTATCTCCAGTTTTTGTATTTACAACAGGGTATGTAGCCATAATATTTTATCGGGTAATTTATTTAGACCCATTCTAGGGCTTCTGATACGTTCGGGAATTGCTCTATAAAGATCTTTCTACATTCCTCTGCAATCTGCATATGCTCTTTTTGAGTACCGTGTGCAGATCTCAGATTAATATAGTGAACCCATGAACGACAACTTCCAGTCATATAGATTCTGGTAGGAGTACATAGAGGTAACACCATTCTTGCACATTCCTTCGCAACACCCTGACTCAGCATTTGCTCATAGAGTGACTTTGAGGAACTAAACAGGGTTATCATCTGTTTCTCAAATTTTTCGATTAATTCGGGTTCCAAGTCATTTGTAGAATTTTGACGATTCTTCGTATCTTGTCTTCTGAGTTCTGGTAGTTCAAAATCGCCTAATGCGGTGCTTGCTGCATATCTCTGTGAGAACTCTTGGAACGTAAAGCTCCTATGTCTCAAAATTTGAGCAGCGATAGCTCGGCTTGTCTCGATCTCCAAGCTCATCGAGGATTGTTCAAATACACTCCAATGATTATGCTTAATACAATACTTTAATAAGCCTGAGTATTTTTCATTATCCTGATTTGAGGGATTACTCACTCTGGCGATATAAGCCATTGTTTGTTCTGCATCAGGAGTGATACTAACAAGTTTTACGTTCATTTACCAAATCCTTCGGGTTTTTCTCTTTTTTTAGCTAACGTCTCTTTTTCAAGAACATCAAGTTGTTCTCTCATAAATGAAAGTTCTTCAGAAGTGTACAAATAATCCTGTTTAAGTGCTTCTTTCAAATTTTTAAGAATTTGCTTTTGCCTCATCCGTCGTCGTCCTCGAAAATTTCGTCATAATCAGTTAATACCTTATTTGCAGTATTTACGGTAGAATACGCATCTACGTCAGAATAGATTTCTGCCTTTAATGCGTCTAATGCTAGTTCTACCTGCCTAAGTCGTAATTTCAGTTGTTCTCTTTGCGGTTCCATAATTTTTATATGGTATTTAGGCATTTTACACAAAAAAAGAGCATCTGTCAAGAGATGCTCTTTGTATATGAGGAATTGATACTATGCAGTAGCAAGATCCTTCTCAAACTTAACACCTCTATAGGTCTCTTGAACCTTATTGGTCTTAGTTTGCTTTTTATCGTTGGTATTGTACTTAATACCACGGTATGTGACTTGTGCCATGATGGTACTCCTAAAGTAGTTGGATTTTAAGGCCCGTTCCTTTAGTCGGCTTTTGCGTCCTTACAATATAAACCATATGTTTCACCAAAATCATAATATAGATCAATAATTTCCTGTCTTTCTTCTTTACTAAGGTCAGGATAGACTTTAGCACGATCAACAAGAGTATTGATGTCTGCACATGATACTGTAACAATAGTAGAAGCAGCAGTTGCTGCTGCAATTAAAGTTTCAATCATAAGGATGAACGAATCCGTTCCGAGTCGGCTTACTTGCGTCCGATGATAAAAGCATCACATTTACCCGACACTTTAGTTCTCAAGTAATCTATAAGATACTCGTGAGCATCAGAGTTAAGATTCTTATCGCTAAGTATCTCAATCCTGTTTCTATTCCATTCTAAACAAGACATTTCCCAATGGGAAGCATTGTGTTCAGCAAGGAGCGATGCCAGCAGTGTGAGCTCAATCATTGGATGAACGTTGTGTTTATATTAACACATGTATAGTATATATGCAAGCAGTTCTGTAACATGTGTTACAAAATCCTGTGGCTCAAAAAATTTGGGGAGTTTTTTTCGCCCGATTTTTGAAAGCTAAAGTCGATTTTGGTGGCCAGAGATTACATGTAATTAATATTGATGTTACATCTAAACTGTTGATCAGTACAGTTAGTACTGTTGTGTGTGATCTGAGGGTTGAAGAATAACATTCTGTTTTTAACAGAGTCAACTTTTATACCATCAACATTAGTATGGCCATCACAGGTATTCAAAGAAAACAATGCTCCTTTATGATCAAAATTATAATCTTTATGAGGTCTATGACTAACTAGAATATCTGTTCTAGGGTATAGATTTACCTTTACTCTAAGTAATGTTTCTGCACCTATAGCCTCTTTCAATATATCTGCAATCCAAGAGTGAGGACTACAAGGTATTCCATTATAATATAGTTCCTTGTCCTCATTCATATGAGTTTCATATAATGAATGAGTAAAATAACAATCCTTCTCCTTTTCTTCACCAGTAATATTTTTGATACACCTCCAAGGAGTATTTTCATAATCAAATATGGTGTGTTTAATTCTATAGAAAGTTAGTTTATCTAGAAACTTGTCTTCAATCCTCATTTCTTTTTAGGATATAGTTTTGCTATTTTTTCTTTACGAAGTTTTTCCTTATTTCTTTTCTCTTCTAATTTCTCATCCCACCAAGTTACTGGCCACCTTTGAAGTTTCAAAGCAGCAATCCATAATTTCTTACGGGGAAGACGGAAGTATCTCCTTATTATATCTTGGAGAGATGGGAGGTTCATTTTTGATTAGGATAATATACCTGCACAAATGATTCACAAGTAGGACATGTAAGATTAGTTACAATAGAGTACTCATCTTCACATCCATAGTCTTCAGCATCAAAATCTGATCCCCATATGAGTTCAGTATTACAGTGCCAACATTTCATTTCTTTTTCTTCTTTCCTTGTGGTGACTTATAACCCCAGAGGTTAGGCTTAATGGTTCCCTTACCATAGTCTATGGATCTCAGACCCTGTTTAAGTTTATCATAGTACATATCAAACAAGGACATCTTAGTGCCTCTTGTAAGGTCATAGCGAACCGAATCCTCGTACACATACTTAACAATATATGCATCATTAGGTGCTTGAGTTGTCCTTACTTCCTCTTGTGTACCATTCTCTACAATAATATTTGTACCATAGGTCTCAGATAGTTTTTCTAGTTCTTCTGTAGACCATATTGATTTCTTTTTAGTGGTCATTATTTACCATCTCTCCATATAATATCAGGAAATGCTGCTGCAACAACTTCTCTTGTAATGTTATAGGAATCAGATAATCTTCCGTCCTTTATAAGACAAACAATCTCTGCTTCTAATGGATGCAGACCTTGTAGAATGTTAATAAACATTGTCTCTCTACGGATAGCATTCAACCTATCATCACCACCCTTCACAAACCTATAAAAGTGTTTGGACTCTCTTCGAATAGTAGTATGACCTTGCTGATCACCTGCACCTAGAGAGAAGTTACCTTTCTCATGCATGGAACGTACCTGATGAGAAAGTTTAGTGGTTAAAGATCCACTATAAGAAACGTTCTCATCATATCCTACGTAAGGAACCTCTCCTTCTGGTAGTATAGAAACTATTGCTTCATCAAAGTTCCAGATCAAGACATGTCTCAATGCTTTGTGATCATACTTTCTAAGTACTTCTATCTTTTTGGCCTTAGATCTTTGTCTTGATGCTAGATCAAGAATCTCAAAGATAAAAGGATTGTTAGGTAATTCTGGAAGAGTTTTAACCTGTAAGGTTCTCTTAGGTTTAGTCGTCTTCTTCTTCGTCGATTGGGTCATAATTTTCAAAACGTACAGCTACAATTTCGTCTGGGGATAGGTTACCATGTTCATCAAACATTTCGGGATGAGCATACACTGTTTGGGGTGTGGTGTCGTATGAATGCTGTCTCGCCATCCATCCTATCATACCACCAACTAATAATGCAAGTATAGACACTAACGTTGTTAATGTCAAGGTTACTATGGTAAAATCCATTTTACACTCCTATTTTTTAGTTTTTTTCCTTGCCGATAAGGAAAACTCAAAGTGAATATCTATTTCTGTATTCCAAAAACAGATCATCTTATTCCATATTATATGTAAAGGTTTCTTCTTTCTTTTACCTCCCGAAAGCATGAGTTCCACACCACGATTAGTAGTGTTGGTTTTATTTATGTTAGGTTTGGATGATTTTTTCTTCTTTGAGGAATTTGATTGTGTCAATGCAACCTCCTAATTTTTTTCCATCACAGACAACCTGTGGGAATGTAGATCCTTGGCCAAACTCTTCATAGAATGCGTCTTTATCAAAGTGTTGGCCTAAATTATACACCACAAACCTACTCTCTGTCAACTTTAAAACTTTTTTTACCTTGTCGCAATATGGGCAACCGTCTTTAGTGTAAACTGCGAAGTTCATGTATCCTTGAAATTTTTATTTATAATATAGTTACCGATGCATAAGTAATCTAAATCAATATTGTTAAAAGTATCAACAGCATGTTCTGGAGTCTCAACAATTGGTTGGCCGTTATCATTGAAAGATGTATTTAGAAGAATAGGACACCCTGTTTCTTCTTTATATTTTTCTAGAAGAGTAGTGACTTCTGGATGTAATTCCTTATTCACTGTTTGTATTCTACAAGAACCATCTTCATGAGTAATAGCACTAAGATTTTTTCTCTTATGCTTCCGTACAGTCAAAGAGTATAGCATATAATCATTAGGATATGTCTCTTCAAAGTACTCTTCTTGATGATCCTCTAACATAATACCTGCAAAGGGTCTCCACTCTTCTCTATGCTTGATACGTTCGTTTATAATACCCTTATTTTTCTTAGGTTTAGGATTCATAAGGATAGACCTTGAACCAAGTGCTCTAGGCCCAAATTCAGATCTGTTCTGAAACCATCCTACAATTTTATTGTCTGCAAGATATCCTGATACTACCTCACATAATTCATCAAAGTTATCATACTTCTTATACTTGGTATCTCCAAGTGCTTGTTCAATCTCTTCGTCAGTATAAGTCTTACCTAATAATGATATGTTATGAGGTAGGTTTACCTTCCCTTTATTTTTAAATATTCCATAACATGCTGCTCCAAATGAGAGTCCAGTATCATCAGGGAATGGTGGTATGTGTATATTATCTGCAATATTATTCTCATGAAGCACAGAGTTAGCAAGAATATTTAAGAAGACACCACCAGCAAGGCAAAGATTATCTTGAATATATGTTTCTTCTTTCAATAATTTAAAGTACGTTAACATACCTTGCTCAAAGTTATGTTGAAGAAGTTGTGCTTTATTTTCTGGTGTTAGAGTTTCATATGGGCCCATTTTACCTGTCTGAGGTAGAAATTCCATAGCAACCTGAGGCATACCTTCCATAGCAATTCTACCATCCTTTGGTAGGTCTTTTGAATTTCCATAGGCAGAGAGACCCATTACCTTACCACAGAATGTCTCCCTATAATATGGATCAGTTAATTTAATATCTTTATCAATTTTATTAACGTAGATATGATATGCCCACAACCAATAATAATTTCCAAAGTTATTCATCTGAGGAACACCAGGAAAATATTTGAATATACCTTTTCTCTTATTAAAATAACCTAATGAATGATTTTCACAGGCAAATATTTGTCCTACAGTATCAAACAAAACTGATCCTGCATTATCTAATGTAACAAAGGCACCTTCATTATAATCACAAGAAAATACTGTTGATGCTGCGTGACATATGTGATGAGATACTACCTGCACTCTTGCATTTGGAAAATATCTTTTAACTTTTTTTACAACAGTACCATTGATCCAATACTTATAAAATTGTTGATTAGCCATAGAAGGAATGACTACCAAATCAATATCTTTTTTATCTAAATTACCAACAGACAAACAATATTCTATAGACTTTCTAGGGAAGTTACCATCATATTTTACTCTACTAAGTCTTTCCTCACTTACACTACATATATGGTTATCATCCTTAAATAAGGTTACACTAGCACCATGTGTCCAACTATTGTTTACTTCCTTTTCTAACTTAGGATTATTAGAAAGTACAACGTTCCAACCTATAGCACCATAAAGTCCAACAACATTCATTTAACCAACTGCCTCTATAATCTTATCAAAATCAAAGATCTCTTCGTCTTCATCAACGTATGGATACTCTGCTTCAACACCAATAAAATCAAAGTCAAAGAACACACTATTAGGTAGTTTAAACTTAGCAGGTTTTCTTGCTTGTATATTAGTATGCATATCCCACCCAAATACTTTTGGACTTGTACCATTCCATAAAACTACTGAAGGCATCTTCAATGCAGCTGCAGCATGTTGCATACAACTATCAATAAAGATTCTTTTTTCACTCTGTAATAATATACTTACAAGTTCCATATTACTCATAGGATCTTTAATAACTTCTACACCATCTAATACTTCACCAGCTGGTTTAGTTATCTGGAAGATATGATAATCCTTTTCATAATGATCTACAAGTTTTTGTGCTAATGTTATAGGCATATCTCTAGCCCATAGATAAGGTCTTTGTTCATTTAATAAACCACCATTGGTTTGTATTACCATGATAGGTTTACCATTTGCTCTACTAGTCCAGAAGTCTTTAGCAATCTTTTTTTGTAGATGATTGAATGTAATCTGAGGCATCTCACCTTTGTACTTCAGACCATACATCTTACTCCAAGTCTGTATCAAAGGTAGTTTTTTATTTACATGATCAGTTGTAAAGTATGGTTCATTAGCAAAGATTAATGAATCCATATCCTCCACATAAGTTTGATAATAATAACTTGTGTTTCCTAATTGATATACTCTATCTACAAATGGAAGGTTCTGATATATTTCTGTATAAACAGCAGTTAATATTAGTTCTCTACTTGGATGATTATTTTTTATACATTTTGCTACTGCTGTAGCTGCAATATGCTTTCCAAACCCACCTTGTACATGGAACAAAGAATATTTTTTAGCCATAATTATGAAAAGATATTATATGATGTAGGTGCCTTAGGAGGATTAATTTTAACAACCTCAGGTTCAGTCCAAAACTCTAAGTTCTGTCTATTTCTATTATATAGATCAATAATAGAAGGGGGAAGAACATTGGATGGATGATCAGAAGTCTTTACTATATCTGAACGAACTTCATGCATATCAGTTAGACCATATGTGTTAAGATCATCTTCCCTATATTCATTAGTTAAATTATCAAAACTATGTTCGAATGATTCTTCACCTAAGAAATCATAGATGCTATCCAACTCTTTCTGTGGATCGTTTACCAAATCATTATAGTCTATAAAATGAAATTTGTCACGTTTTTGATCCTTAAACCCATCCATGATAGCATTTAATGACTCATAAACAATACCACTAGGATTTAAAAGATGATTACAACGTTCCTCATCATTGATAGGAATATTATTTTTTACTAGGAATTCATCTACAAAATTAATTCTTGATTGACCTTCTTTAAAAGGATTGCGATGGATCATCTTAAGTATGGATGTTAATATCTCATCAACTCTTCTTACTGGTAAAATTATCTTTGGTTCTATGTGTAAGTATCCTTCAATGTATGAAATATTAGATGGCCATGCACGATTCTTATCAATAATTACTGGTTTATCTACATCACTATACCAATGACCTATAATTGAACCAACAATTTCATTGACCTGATATGGTTTTGGATACCCATGATATAATTCATTACCCATAAAACTATCATGAGCAGAGAACATTGCACTAAGCACAGGACTTGATGGGCCTGAGTAAAATCTTGGATTCTGATTTAAGATAGAAGAAAGGAGGGTACTTCCAGAACGTGGAAGCCCTCCCATGAAATAATATTTTTTATTCATATAATATAGAATTCAATTTTACATGATAACTCTTAGAACTATTATAGCACTATGCCTGTGATTCTGTCCATGATATCCTAGAGGATACTTCTAATGGTGAGTCAGCGTTAATAGATGCAGTATCAACAGGTAAAA